CGACAACGGCACCAAGCGTTGGTATGTTGACGACAAGCTACATCGTACTGATGGACCCGCAATTGAAGGTGCTGATGGCACCAAAGAATGGTATCTTGACGGCAAGCTGCATCGTGTTGATGGACCTGCTGTTGAATGGGCTGATGGCAGCAAGAGTTGGTATCTTGACAACAAGCTGCATCGTGTTGATGGACCTGCCGTTGAACATTCTAATGGCAGCAAGATTTGGTATGTTGACAACAAGCTGCATCGTGTTGATGGACCTGCTGCTGAATATGCTAATGGAAGCAAGAGTTGGTATCTTGACGACAAGCTACATCGTACTGATGGACCCGCAATTGAAGGTGCTAACGGCGACAAGTTTTGGTATCTTGATGGCAAACAATTGACACACTCACAGTGGATTGAAGCGGTCAAGCCCAAAGTGACTAGTTGTGTCGGAAAGGTGGTTGAAGTTGACGGCGTGAAGTATCGGCTAGTTGCTACTTGACTTGTTGTAAACTAGCGGTAAAGTCATAAAATATGAAACCAAATCAAAGTGGAATTTATGAGTGGTTTGAGGAAGACGGAACCAAACGACTTGTGGAAGTTGTGGACGTATGCAAGGGACTGTTTCCACCGTATTTGAGAGTGTATTGGTGGGGTAGCTACTACAATATAAATGATGAACGTGATGCTGAACATCCAGAATACGACGAAATGATGAAAGCTGATTGGCATCTGGGGCGTTGGGGAAATCGGGTGGCAGACAATCATGGTTTGCCAGAAGATATGTTGTATCTGATGCCCACCAAAGAACAAAGAACAAAATATTTTAATTAGTCTGTTATCGTCAACTACCCCTAGGCTAAAGCCGAAGGGGTTTCCTTCCTCCAAGAATATGAAAATCTGGAAAATTGAAGCGTACATTGAATCTGAGGATAATGTGTCAAAAAAAGACATAGTTTCTGCTATTTATACAAATTTTAACCGAGGTGAAGGATTTTATATGGATACCGACGATAAATTTAAGTTGAAGGTGATCAAAAAAGTAAAAGATTCAGAATTTGAACTCTAAAAACTAATATGCCGTTACCAGATCCAAAAGACAGAATACTGATGTTTACCAGTGGAGTAGATTTAGCAACTATAGGAATATTGTCAAAATCTATCATTGAAATAAACCACAGTGATGCTACAAATACTAAATTATATGCATTGAATGATACAGTGTATACGCCACCACCCATTCAGATTTATATTGATAGTTACGGCGGACATGTATATCAATGTTTGGGATTGATGGGCATCATGGAAAATAGTAAAACACCGATTCATACAACCGTCACCGGCTGTGCAATGAGTTGTGGCTTTATGATTGCAATTACGGGTCATAAACGACTGGCGTACAAAACATCCACCTTCATGTATCATCAAATAAGTACCATAAAATTGGGTAAGTTGAAAGAAATTGAAGACGATATCATTGAAGCCAAACGCTTGCAAAAAGTTATAGAGCAACATACACTGAGACACACGAAGATTACTCAGACAAAACTCAAAGAAAATTACGAAACCAAAACTGATTGGTTTATGAATTCACCGCAAGCTTTAGCCAATGGAGTAATAGACGAAATTATTTAATTTATATGAGCATGGATTCCAAAGAATTTTGCAATTATGTGAAACAAATGGAGAAACAACATCTTTCCAGTAATCAAAAAGATATTAGAATTTGGTATAGCATCATTGAAAAGAAAATTGAAAATAGAATCATGCCTTATAGGTATGGCGGATTACATTTTGGCTTTCAAGAAAGAAATGATGAACATACAGTAACTTTAATTAAAAATTATAAAATCACATATAACTCCAATAAAGCTGGAAATCAATTGTATTTCTTTTCTAATATGGTGTCAAAATTAGACAATAGAATCAGACAGTTGATTGCCTCGGGAGAATTGCAAATAAAACGGAGTTGAATCAAAAATCTCTTGACTTTCTACAAAACTACGGTACTATAAATCTATGACAATCTACACTGTAAAAGTTGACGACCACGGCACCAAGCATTGGTATCAGAACAACAAGCTACATCGCATTGATGGACCTGCCTATGAAGATGCTAGTGGCACCAAGTGTTGGTATCACGACAACAAGCGACATCGTGTTGATGGACCTGCCATTGAAGGTTACGATGGAAGCAAGCATTGGTATCACGACGGCAAGCTGCATCGTGTTGATGGACCTGCCTATGAAGATGCTAGTGGCAGCAAAGAATGGTATCTTGACGGCAAGCGACATCGTGTTGATGGACCTGCGCATGAATATGCTGATGGCAGCAAGCATTGGTATCTTGATGGTAAAGAATTGACCGAATCACAATGGCTTGAAGCGGTCAAACCCAAAGTTGCCAGTTGTGTCGGAAAGATGGTTGAAGTGGATGGAGTGAAATACAAGCTAGTTGCTGCTTGACTACTTGTAAACCCGTGGTACTATAAATCTATGATAATCTACACTGTAAAAGTTTACGACAACGGCGACAAGCATTGGTATGTTGACAACAAGCTGCATCGTGTTGATGGACCTGCCATTGAATGGGCTGATGGCCAAAAGCATTGGTATGTTGACAACAAGCTGCATCGTGTTGATGGACCTGCCATTGAATATGCTGATGGCACCAAGATTTGGTATCACGACAACAAGCGACATCGTGTTGATGGACCTGCTGTTGAAGGTTCCGATGGAAGCAAGCATTGGTATCACGACGGCAAAGAATTGACACACTCACAGTGGAAGCAGGCAGTCAAGCCTAAACCTAGTTGTGTTGGCAAGATTGTGGAAGTTGACGGCGTGAAATACAAGCTAGTCGCTGCTTGACTTTCTACAAAACATTGGTAAGATCCGGTTATGCCTCAACGCATTGAAAAATGGGAAGCTGGTCAGTTTACTGTCGTCAAATTCAATCCTTATTTTTTCAAAGTTACCAATTGGATTTTGAAACTTCTACCCACGTCAATTCGTCATTATAGACGCAATTGGAACTACGTTAGATTTTTTGGAATGTAATTTTACTTGACTTGTTGTAAATCTGTGGTAAAGTAATTGTGTCAACAACACCTACCCTAAAGGGATAGGTGCTTGAACGGCCCCGAAGAGCGGGGACTTATATTCATTTGGCGAATTGACTGTCGCCTGCCCATAAGTCAGATTTGTTGTCTGTGATATGGGATGTTTGGATAATTTAGCAATGTTAATTGCTGCGTTTATATCCGCATCGTATATCATTCCATTAACTTTAGAGTAAAATCTACAACCTCTTCTCTCACCTTCAACTTTACCTGTTATGGAATCGGTTTTAGATGTATTGTAAGGGCAAACAAGCAGAACAGTCTTACCTTGGTTCTGTGCCTTATAGGTTATTACTCTACGGAGTTCATATAACGGAACTTGTGATATACTTCTTTTGTTTTGATATTTGTTTTTCTTTACTTTTATTGACTTGAGATTTTCTAAACAAATTATATCTGCTTCTGTTTTTAGAATTTCATTAGAAATTAAATGGGTTTGATTTTTGTTTTGATTGTGTTCTTTTCTTCTCAAAGAATATCTCAATTTTTTACGAGAAGATTTTGTTCCATTGGATTTGAGGATGTCTTTTTGATGTCTCAACCTTCGTTTTCGTTCATTGAAACTTTTATCAATAATCAATTTTCCTTCGCTGGTAGCAGCAGATCTACGAATTCCCAAATCAACTCCGATTGCTAATCTCGGTTTTTGTTGAGGTTGTTTGTTTTCAAATGAAAATGAGATATAGACTTCTTTGTTGTCAACGTATATTAGTGGATCGCAATATTGGTATTTATCCAACAATTCTTTTAATTTTGGATATACTACAAATTTGAAAGATTGCCGTTTACCAGTAGTAGTGAGGCGAATTGCATATTTATCGGTTTTATCTTTGGAGTAGAGTCTTTTATCCAAACGCATAGAGAGATTTTTCTTCTCAATTGGTTTCTTTATTTTATGTTTATTTGATTTTATACTTCTATACGAAGACAAACAATCATGTTCTCCTCTGATTATTACTTGGGACGGAATTTCGGGATTTAATTTTCTAACGGCAGTGTAAACTTTTGAATGTAGGACTACGAGCGAATTTTTCTTTTCAGTAAATTGTTCTTTAGATGCAAAATTAAATACGAATTGTTGATACTCTAGGAGTTTTGTCAACTCCGTAGTATCACCCAACAATTTTGTATTGAATGTAATCACGTTAATATATATCGTAGGATTTCACAAAAATCAAAAAAAAGTTAAAAAAGGTGAAAATATTTTTGTGGTTGACAAATTGAGGTGGTTGTGTTAAGATAATTAAATGGTCGGAATTCCTCCTCTTGGCTAAAGCCGAAGAGGTTTCCTTCCTCCAAAAATATGAAGATTGACATTGAAAAAGATATTGATCGTGAATCATTTATGGTTCATGAGCATATTATTAATGGTGAGGTTGTCACGTTGGTACAGCCAAAATCCATAGGCGCAAAATGGACTAAAGATAATTTACACTTTCGTTCAAGTGTGTGGAATTATGATGGTGAATTGATCAGTGCATCATTTCCAAAATTCTTTAACTGGGGTGAACAACCAGATTTGTCTCCGGTTCCTACTTCATTGAAGAAATGCACCATTGTCAATAAGTTGGACGGCTCAACATTAATCGTAAGTAAGTATAAGGGTCAATATATTCTACGTACCCGTGGAACTGTTGATGCTTCTACTATGGCTAATGGTGATGAACTAGAAATCTTTAAGAACACAATTCTAAAGAAACTTGAAAATTTACCAGTTGATTTGAACAATAGTTGGGAATATTCAATTTTATTTGAATGGATGTCACCCCGCAATGTCATTGTGCTGCGGTATTCAAATGAACCGGAATGGCAGTTAGTTGGTACAATAAATCATAGTGATTATAGTCTGTTTACTCAACTGGAATTGGATCAAGACGCCGAGCACTTTGATTTGAAACGTCCTGAAAAGTTCACTTTCACTGATATAACAGATATGTTACAAAATGTAGATAAGTGGCAGGATAAAGAAGGTGTCTGTTTGTATAGTAAAAATGGTCAGACTATTCACAAAATTAAAGCAGCTAAATATCTCCTGTTACATCATCTAAAGTCGGAACTAAGTTCAACAGAAAAAGTAATGGACGTGTGGCTAGAACAAGGTATGCCTGACTACACCACTTTTTATAACTATATTGTTACCACCTTTGATTTTGAATTGGCAGAGCAGTGCAAAGGTATGATCAGCCGTATTGTTGATGCCAAGAAGGAAGTCAACAAGATTGTGGATGGTATGAATAATTTTGTGAATAACAGACTTTGTTCATTGCCGTCACGAAAAGAACAAGCACAATTGGTTATATCATCATACGGTGAAACAAACAGAGCAGCTTTTGTGTTCAAAATTTTGGATGGTAAGTCATTGGGCAAGGAAGAATATAAAAAGTTGTTATTCCAAGTTCTAAAGAATTAAACAAAAAACCCCACTAAATTAATAGTGGGGTTTTTATTGATTTAGATTAAACAGACTTACTTAGACTTATCAGTGCCTGTTTCACTGTCATCACCAGAAGAAAATTGCCAGTTTGATCTTGGATTGAATTTCTTCATCCATGCTTTAACAATCGCAGATTTAGTAATTTCTCTTATGAAGAAGTTGATTGGTACTCCATCTTCACCTTTGGTTGCTTGTTGAACATAATCATCAAACGCAGTCATTAAAGAATTGGTATCAATGACTTGATTATTATTATTTTCAATAACACCCAAGTTAGAAACAACATTGGTTATATAACTATTGTTTAATTCAATGTATTGACTACCAACTTTAGCGTCAGATGCGGAAGATCCAATTGTCTTAACAGTTGAATCAGTTGCGCCTTGAATAGCAGACAATTGACTCATCACTTCTGTTGCATCTGGTTTTAATGTATTAACCGTTGTTTTTATAAGATTGCTTTTAATACTAGGAATAAGTCCCATTGTAATCAAAGAACAATGTGATGTCACATTTGTTGTGCTAAACATTTTTTTGACATTATCACTGACATCTTTGGTAATACCAAACTTACCTTCATAATCAGCAAACCATCCACCGTATTCAAATGACGCATTTGCAGCTTTAGTTGATGCATTTGAATTTTGGGAAGAATCAGTGTTTTCATGTTGTTCAAAGTGAACTAGACCAACAAAAGAACTTCCTATAGTTTTGCCTGACAATATATGTAGTTTATTCTTATTGTCCACATTTATTAATGCAGCCATTGCAGTGGGATCACTGGGAATAATATCAGATGGATATGTTTGATTCCACGCATCAATTGCTTTTTCCGGGTCCATAATAAAAGGAGCTAATTCAGTTGCCATCTTATGTGTACAAGCTGCTGTAATAACTAAAGTTCCTATAATATTATGTGCTGATGTGGTTGCTAATGTTGTATTAGCAACATTGGTTGCTGCACTCGCAGCTGCTTTGAATCCGAAAACACAGCTTACCGCAGATGAAACACTCGCAGCGACATTATCAGCATGAGCGTTGCTTCCATCATCTTCATCTTCATTACGAATGTATTGAACATCCATATTCATTGTATTTGAACTTAATTCAATCTTCTTAATTTCTGTTTTGTTCCAGTCAACTGGACTTTCTGGTTGTTCACTAAGTGTAGCAATTTTTGCTTTGCCCGCAGCTATATTTGTTTGAGATGTTAATACCGCTTTAGCATAATCACCAGCATTTTTAGCCAACGTATCATCAAGAGCAGTCATTTGCGTGTCAAGTGATGCTAATTGTGTTTGACTCAATCCTAAATTTGCTAATTCAGTATACGTCATTTGGAGTTTTTGTTTTGCTCTGATAGTATCATTTAGTGTATCTTGAGCTATATCAACTGGTCTTTCTGCACTGGAAATAACTTTTAAATTATCAATGTCAGCTGGGTCCACTAAGTTACCAAGAACTAAGGTTGGATCGTAAGGTATTGTACTTGCCATATTTTATTTGTGTCGTTAATTTTTATTGTTATAGTTATTATAATTCAACTGATTACTTAGTATCAACTAAATTAAATTACGTACAACTCTGTACGCATACATCATATATATGACTAACATTAATTAAGAAAGAATATAAGAAGTTATTAATAACCACAATTAAAATAAATTTGTAGGGTTTTTCTTTTTTATGTATAAGTGATAGTCAAATACGGCTATCATAACACACACAAAGGAAAAATATGGCAGATAATAATAAAACTCCCTACGAATTACGTTGGGATATTCTCAAAGAAATGATTAGTCTTACCAAAGATGAATGGTATTCTAAAAAAGAAGTAGCTCAATACAATGCTGAAAAACGTGGACTTGGACTTGAATATATTGGAGATATTCCACTTCATTCTGCTGTAGATAAAGCAAATAATGTTTATCTAGATTTTATTTGTAAAAAATAATCGTTTAAAGAACTAAATCAAAAACCCCACTATTAGTTTAGTGGGGTTTTTCTTTGATTTAATCTTTCTTTGGTTTACTTGGTCTATTACCATCTTTAGTTGGTGGAGGACCATCATTCTTTGGACCTCTTGGACCACCAGGAGGTGGACCAAAACTTCTTAGAAGTTTACGATCTTCGTCACTAACATTAGCACGTTCTTCCTTGTCCAACTTTCCGTCTTTGTTGGTATCGTACTTGGCGACGATTGAATCACGCTGTTTTTTTTGTTCATCCGTCAACTTTGGACGTGGCGGACCTTCACGGTGTTCTTTGGGTGGACCATCTTGGTGGCGTGGACCCTTTGGACCTTCTTGTGCATTTAGGGCAAATGCTGCAACCAACACTAATAGATACTTATACATATATTTTCCTTTCGTTTAGTAACCACTATAGATTACAGTTTATACATACTATGCCACCCACATGAAAAAACATCTTTTACATTTCCTTAACAATTTTCTTGACTTTATAGAAAGTTACGTTAAAATATTTACATGAACACACTGTATCTCACAATTGGTGCGCCTGGTAGCGGTAAATCTACATATTCAAAGAATTTTATTAAAGATAAAGACATTGAATATCTAAGTAGTGATGAACTTCGTGCAAAATTTGGAAGTGGAGAATCCGACCAAACTTGCACAAATCAAGTGTTTGATCACATCAAAAAGAAAGTGGTTGAATATCTTGAAATGGGTAATAGTGTATTGATTGACGCAACCAATATTAATAAAAAAGATCGTAAATACTATATTGATACCGCCAAACAAAACAATACAACAGTAATTGGTTTGGTATGTCACGCAACCAAAGACGAATTGATTGAACGAAACATTAAGCGCGGTGAATCTGGTGGGCGTAATGTTCCAATTTGGGTAATTGAGAAAATGCTTAACAAATACGAACCTCCTACCACCGAGGAAGGATTTAACGAAATTATTTATGTTTGAAAGACCTTTAATTCTAAAACACAATGAACAACAACGAGTGTTGTTCACTAGTGATAGCCATTTTGGACACAACAAAAGTTTCATTTATGAAAAGCGCGGATATACTTCGGTGACGCAGCATAATGATGTTTTGTTTGATACAATCAATGAATTGGTAAGACCGCAAGATATTCTAATTCATCTTGGTGATTTTTGTTTAAATACAACTTCAAGTGAATTTGAAGAATATTTGAGTCGGATTCAATGCCAAAACATATTGTATATTTGGGGCAATCACAACAGCAGAATCCGAAATGTGTATGAAGACACTATAGAAAAACAATCTGGTCGTCGTGATTTGGAAATATATCCTATCACATATCGTAATATTACATTTTTGGGTTATTATAAAGAATTGATTGTAAATGGTCAAATGATTGTATTGAGTCATTATCCATTCCAAATTTGGAATCAACAACAAAAAGGTGCTTGGTGTCTTTCAGGACATTCTCACTACACCAATCCAAATACACGAATTGACTATAAACAAGGTAGAATTCTTGATTTGGGATGGGAAGGTCATCACAAGCCTCTTAGCTTTGACGAGGTACAATCAATCATGAACGGTAAATTACATAAAAAAGTAGACGACCATCATTGATATGGAAATTGAAAAATATTTTCATCAATTAGCGATTTGGTATTGGGACATTGGCGGATATTGGTTCTTTCATGCGGGGTTGTGTGTTGGAATCATATCCGGTATTGTTTTATCCCTCAATTGGCAACTTCCAAAAAGATTGATATTGTTTTTGTTTATTTGGTTAACGTTTGTTGGGGCGACAATATATTTTAAGTACCGAATTTAAAAACAGTTGACACTGGCAAAAATTGTGGTATATATAATCATATGGAAAGAAAACTTGCATCTGTACGAAAAATTGAAGAAATCAAACCTATTGTTGGTGCAGATAAAATCTGTGCATATAGGGTTGGTGGATGGTGGGTTGTAGACGCAATCAACAAATATAAAGTTGGTGATTTGGCTGTTTATTACGAGATTGACAGTTTTTTGCCAATTCGTCCACAGTTTGAGTTTCTTCGTAAAAGTAGTTATAAGCGTATGGGAACCACGGATGGGTTTCGTCTCAAGACCATTCGTTTGCGTGGACAAATTAGCCAGGGTTTGTTGACTCCGATTCTGGAGGGTATAGTTGAGGCTCAGGAAGGTGATGACTTGACACAGGCACTTGATATTGTCAAGTATGAGCCACCTATTTCTGCTCAATTGGCAGGAAACATCAAAGGTACATTTCCGGGTTTTATTCCCAAGACTGATGAAACTCGTATACAGAACTTTGAAGGTGACACCGGCTTTTTGCCCTTGGGTGAGCGGGTGTACATCACTGAAAAGTTGGATGGTACCAGTTTCACTTGTTACTTCAACAATGGAGTATTTGGTGTGTGTGGGCGTAATTGGGAATTGAGTGACACTGACGACAACAGTTTGTGGCGTATGGCTAAAATGTTGGAGTTGCAGGCAAAGTTGACTGCACACGGCAAAAACATCGCGCTTCAAGGAGAATTGATTGGTGCTGGTATCAATGGTAATTTGTATAAATTGAGCGACCACAAGTTGTATTTCTTTACTGGTTA